CGAAGAACAAGGCGCTGGTTGGGTTCATTCTCATCTACTACGCCAGTGCCTTTACCGGCGGCTCCACTCCGCTCAGCACTGCAACCACGCTCTACTTCAACCCTGTCGGGGCCTTCGACGCTACCGCTCTCACCGGCTAACTCCGCAACAACTCACGCGAAAGAACTGAACCATGGACCAACAAGCTCGTGCCCCGTTTACCGGCGCACTGACAAAGGCCGGCGTTGCTGCCGGCACCACGACCACCCTGACCCAGACCCTGGCAGCAGGGGCCACCGCCAACATCGTCGTAATTCGCGGCAAGCAGTACTCGGTTGCGGCGCTGTCCAACACCGCGACCCCGACGACTGACTGGGCGACGGGCAAGGCATTCGTGCCGATCTTGCCCAGCCAAGGAAGCGTCTTCTGGGTTGGCTTCAATGCCGCTGGAGCGTTCAAGGCAATCCAAGGTCAGGTGTCTGCTCTGGATGTGAATGGGGCGTTTATCACTGCGCCAACGCCGGGCGGTACCGGTCCGTCCGGTTCGGCTCCGGGTGCGGGCGGTTCCGGCGATTTCTGCCCGATCGCTTACATCATCGTGAAGGCTGACTCGACGGCGAGTGCTGCCGGCTGGATTTTCGGTTCCAGCAACTTCGGCACGCCTCCCACGGGCCTCACATACGCTTACCAGGATATCTGTGGCCTCCCCGATCGGCCGCAGATCGCCTAGGCATCATTGGCAACGGGGCCGCTGCCGAAAAGGGCAGCGGCCTTCTCTCGGTGCGCCCGCAACTTGTTCCACTCGGCGTGCAGGATTGGCTCCAACTCGCTAGGCAGCGAGGACAGGATCGCCTCAGCTCGATGAAAGTCGGGGGCACCAACGCCGATGATCACCACCAGCGTCCGCAGGATTACCTGCAACACCACAGCTTCCGGATAACCGCCCAGCACCAACTGGATTTGGCGGAACAGGTCCTCGCGCTGTTGCGCGTGCTCTTCGGCCATCCTCGTCTTCTCCTCTTAAAACAGGAAATTCACTATGCCACAGGAAACACACAGCGGCGATACTAAGATTGACCAGCGTCCGATGCCGTTCAATCTGGCCGACCGTGATGGTGACGTCGTTATCGCCGATCCGTCCATTGCCAACAAAGACTATCTGGCCGAGCTGGCTTTTATGGAAGAGCCGGTCGTCATCCGACTCGAGCCTAGCAGCGATCAAAATGCACCCAACGTATTCGAGGTGTGGGTAAACGGCGTCGGTGCCGAAGTGCTCCGCAATGGACGTTGGGTTTCTATCACCTGGCTCCCGGTGGGAGAGGTGATCACCATCAAGCGCAAAGTGGTGGAGGTGATCGCCAGGACGAAGAAAGACACCATCCGCACGGTGCATGGCGATGCCACTCAGGCCAATCCGTTCAACCGTGAGATCCGGCAGACATCTGCTGTGCGCTCCTTCTCGGTGATCTCCGACGCGAACCCGCGTGGGGCCATTTGGTTGTCAGAGATGCTGCGCCGGAACTTCTGACAGTCGCAATCGGGGAACCCTGCCAGATGCCCAACTCCGATCCGAACTTCTTCTACGGTCAGATCCCGACCGTCCAAAATTGGGACGGCTACTTCGGCGACAAGGTCGACGGCACGGGCGGCACTCTGGATAGCGGGTTCGTCATCGGCTCGACCGTTGATGCCACGTCGACAGTCGAAGTTTTGGTTCCTGGCTCGACAGCTACTCGCACGCTCGCTGATCGGTTTGCTGACACGTTTAATGTTGGTGATTTTGGCGCAATTGGAGATCGCAAGGAATATTCCGGCGCGCTGACTTGCCTGGCTGGAACCAACCCGATCCTCACCATTGCCGGTGCGGATCTGAGCGCGGTCGTTCCGGGGCAATTGGTGGTGATGCCTCTCGGTGGCCTGGGCGGCGGCGTGACAGCCCCGGCGGCCATTTCCGCAGCGGCGTGGCTCGCTAAGACGGTCACGGTCACGACCGCAGATCCACACAACATCCCGCTTGGGCAGACAATCCAGGCGACCATCGCGGGCTGCACTCCTGATGCCTACAATGGCACCTTTGCGGTCACGCCAACGAGCGCCTCGACGTTCACCTATACTCTGATTAAGGATCCTACAGCACTCACCGTCGCTGGCACCTGGGTGCCAATCACAGCCGGCGCCAAAGCGATAGTTGCCAGCGTCCCCGCCAGCAATCAGATCGTGCTGAGCGGCACGGTGTCGACAACACTCGCCAACATCGCCTATCAGGCGACGGGCAATCCCACGATCGGTAATCCAGGAATACTGGTTACACCGCTCGACGTTTATACGCTGACGGGCGGGACGTTCGTAGTTCCGACCCAGGTGACGGTGCAGACCACCAAGGTCGTTCTTGTGGCGATCAACACAGTTGGCTCTGGCGGAGTTGACGGCACCTACACCTTCAAATGCACATCGCTCGCCGCCACCCCGTGCCAGTTCACTGGCACCATCACCGGCGGCGTGCTGGCAAGCATTACCCCCATCCCAACGACGGCTGGAATCTATCAGGCAAACCCGCCTAGCCTAGCGGCAGAGCCGATCGTCGACATCAACAACGTCAGCGGCCTGACGGACGCCACAGTCACGCTCGTCATGGGAGCGAACACGGTGCGGTACCAGGGGCAGGCGTCCTCGATCGCTGCTGTCACCGTGCCGGGTGGATATTCGGTTGTTCCGGCCAATCCAGTTAGCTGCACCGGCCCTGGCGGCGGTGTCACCTTCAACATGACGTGGACCGCGCCAACGGTGGTGATCGGGACCGACAACGCGCCAGCCATCAACGCCGCATCTGATGCCATCCGCGCCCAAAGCGCCATCGACACCACCGGCAGAGCGATAACTGACGCCAAGCTGGTGTTCTCCACAACAGGGGACTATCTGGTCAACGGCCCGCTGAACTTCACTGAGATGGCCCATTATCTCATAGACGGCCAAAACTGTGCTATCTACTCGTGCGCCAGTGGCAAGCCGATTTTTGATGAGATGGGATCCACGAATGGGGCACTAATCAACTTCAAAATTGTCGGCGACCCTACATTTCCGCCGCGGTGGTCGCGCCAAATCGGCCGCGTCAACACCGTTCAGGTAGCCGCCTATATGGGGTCCGATAACATCTCTCTCGGAGGGAACTTTACGGACTGCGCCTGGGATTACAACTTCGCTTCAGAAGGCATTGTCCCTGGATTTGTGCGGGGAATTGTCTCGGCTCCCTTTAGTCGCATCGAGGATGCTACCAACTCGTCGGTATGGAACGTCGCATCGGGCTTTGTTTCCATCACCGCACCCGTAGACACGGCGCAAAGTTTCATAGGAGGTAGCCGCGGTGAGGTCGCCTTAGTCAACGGGCACCCGAACGGTTATGGCGTGTGGATGCTCGGTGGCATAGGACACGATCACGGCGGCAACTACTATTTTGCTCACCAGGCGGCCTTTTTTATTGTCGCATCGACGCTGGCTCAAACGACTGGACTGACCGCATTGCAGTGCCACGTCGAGGGAGCGAAGTTTGTGGTCTTCATCGATCGCCAGCCGCCCTCTGGCCTCAGTGTGCCCCAATTTAGTCGTTTCATATTCAACGATGCGTCGTGTTTCGCCGCGATGGCGCTCTACGGGCTCGGTGATAATATCGTTCATGTGCGATTGTTTAATCAGGAGATTAATGTTGGCTTCCTGAACGCCCCCGCCGTCTATTTTTCCGACCCCAGCAGAGTTACGTTCTCTGGTCAGATTTATGGCAGCGATGGCACCGCTGGACGGTGGCGGAACCACGTGCCGGCGGATATGACCGGGATTGCGGTACTCATCGGGACGGATGCCCCAGAATATTTTGCATATAACCTAAGATCGCAGAACGACACTCTCGTTAATGGCGAACTGTCGGTCAGTGGCGGTATCCAAGCCACAGATCAGATCGATGCCACGGACGGAACAGTAGCGGCCATCCTGGTGAATACGTTTGGCTTCTACACCAACCCAGACTACCCCACTGCCACAATCGACGCCTCACCAAGCGTTACCGCCACCGCCGACGTTACGGGGATGCAGTGGCTTAGCGACGTACACATCATCAACGGTGGCTCCGGATATTCTCTAGGTGGTACATTTACGCTGGTGGGGGGAACCCATAGCACGGTCGCGCAGGGGAGAATCACGGCAATTGATGGCTCCGGGGCCGTGACGTCATTCCAAGGTCTAGAGCCGGGAAGCTACTCAGTCTATCCGCCCGTTGGAGCCACGACGACCACTGGCGGCGGCGGTGCCGGCCTCGTGATCTCGCCGCTTTTTTGGGGCGTCAAAAAGGGCAGCGCAGGCGTGACCGTCACGAACGCCGGCTCTGGTTACACGGCCTTCCCAGGCGTTACATTCTCTACTCCGCTAAACGGCGCAGGCGGGGCTCGCGGTAGCGTGATGATGGGCGTGGCCACATCGATGGATGCGGCAGGCATCAGCTCGCCGTTCCTACAAGGGAGCGCCAGCTACGCCGATGACGCTGCAGCGGCCACTGGAGGCGTGGCTGTGGGTTCATTCTACCGCAACGGCAGCGCTATTATGATCCGGGTGGCGTGATGTATGCGGCGCGATCTCATCCAATGACACGTCCGTCAGCGCCACCAGCGGCACGGCACACTCTGAGCAGTGAAGCCCCGCCTTCACGTCCGCCACAGGCATGTAGGCTCGGTACCCGCACCGATCGCACGCCGCTACACACAATTCGTCTTCGATCATCTCTGGCTCCTTCGTTGGGGGCATTGTCATGAACTTCCTCCAGCTTTGTCAATCCGCAGCGCTGAATTGCGGTGTGTCCGGAACCCTCCAGACGACATCCGGCCAGATTGGCAGTCTGGGAAGGATCGTGCAATGGGTAAGCGATTCCTGGTCCGAGCTTCAGGCCCTCCACGACGACTGGGACTGGATGCGAGCGAGCAATATCCTGGGCTCCGGTATATCAGTTGTTCCCGGAAATGGGCAGTTCAACATTCAACTCGGCACGGATATCGGGCAGGTCGGCGTCGCCACCGACAGCTTCGGCAAATGGGATCTCATCACGTTCCGCACCTACAGCACCATGAATGCGATCGGCGGCCTTGAGAGCGGAGGAATTGGCAGCTATCCAATCGGATTATTCGGAATTGGCCAGCCCTTTGGTGGCAACAGCTTCGGCGGAGGCGGCACGGACGAGACGTTCCTCGATTGCATTCCGTTCGATGTGTGGCGCGACGCCTACATGTTTGGTGCCATGCGGAAGGTTCGCACCCGGCCTGTAGCTATCGCAATTGGGCCGGATCAGTCGCTTTGCCTCGGGCCGCCACCAAACGGGCTCTATACGGTTACCGGGGACTTCTGGATCGCGCCGACGCTGATGGTGAACGATACCGACGTTCCGCTTGGTCTGCCGCTGCGGTATCACATTCTGGTCGTCTGGAGGGCGATGCAAAAATACGGCTACTATGAAAGCGCGGCAGACGTGTTGCAGCGCGCGGAGTTTGAATGGAACACTATGTTCCGCGAACTTGAGGCGCGCAGATTGCCAGCGATGAGCTTCTCCGGTGCGCTCGCATGAGCAATCGCAAACTCAACCTGCCTCCCGTAAAATACGGTCTCACGAACCTCGGGGGTGGGCAAACTCCGCAGGGCGTCAGCTTTCCTGGGGGGCTGGACTTAGTAACCCCCTCGCTTCGTCTCCAGGCTGGCGCAGTGCGGTCAGGCGTGAATTACGAGTGCGCACAATCTGGCGGCTATTCGCGCATCGTCGGCTACGAGCGCACAGACGGTCAGGCGGCTCCGAGTTCAGCCACATATCAGATCGTCCAGGTGGATGCCTTCATCAACATCCCGTCGGTGGGGGAAGTCCTCGCGCAGCCCGCCAGCGGTGCGTCAGGAACGATTGTAGCCGTGGCGACAAGCCCGGCCCCCTATGTGGCTATCACGCTGGTGACCGGCGTCTTTAACACGTTCTCAGACGTAAGCACTCCAGGCCCCATGCCGGTCGGCACGGCGGTGACCCCAACGGCCTCGGTCAGCCCCAGGACGGCGGCGATCTACACCGCCGCTGCGGCAGACGTTTACCGTGCTCGGATCGGCCCGGTTCCTGGCAGCGGCCCTATGCTCGGCGTCGTAGGCATGATTTTTGGCGCGGGGGATGGCGTCGATAACCTCTACGCCTTCCGCGCCGTTGCTGACGGTCTGTCCGTTGCAATCCACAAGGCGTCTCCAGCAGGCTGGGTGCTGGTGCCGCTGTTCAACCTGATACATTTCACCGCCGGGGTGACCCCTCCATCTGATGGCGACACGCTAACGCAAGGCGGTGTGACGGCGACGATCAAGCGCGTCATGTGGCAATCAGGTGCTTTCGCTCCGGGGCCTGGCAATACTGCTGCGGGGGCGTTCGTCATCACTGATCCGGCGGGAGGCAATTTCGCAGCTGGCGTGGCGACGACATCGAGCGGAGGAGCGATCACGCTCTCGGGCATTCAAACGCCGATCACCATCGTGCCGGGCGGGGATTACGAGTTCGTCAAGTGCAACTTCTCTGGCCAGTTGGTCACACGACGCATCTACGGCTGCGATAACGTCAATCCACCTTTTGAGTTCGATGGCGAGACCTATGCACCGATTGAGACTGGCCTCGTGCCGAATGCACCAGATGTCATCGCGTTCCACAAAAATTACCTCATGCTCGGACAGGCATCCTCGATCATCTATTGCGGGGTGGGAACCCCATTCAAATGGTCCGTGGTAGACGGTGGCGGCGAGATCGCAACCGGAGATCATGTCCACGAGCTTCTGACCCTACCGGGCAACCAAACCACCGCCGCGCTGGGCGTCTACATGCACAGCAATACCGGCGTGCTGTATGGCACCGATCCGACGACGTTCAACTTCGTGATCTTCAACACTGGCCAGGGCGCATTGATGCACTCTGTCCAGAACCTCGCCGATGTCTTTGTGTTCGATACTCTTGGTGTCATCACAATGCGCACGACCTGGACCTGGGGCAACTTTTCCTCCAGCACACTGACGCACAATATTTTGCCGTTCATTCAGCAGGAACGGACCAAACTGACCGCGTCTTGTATCTTCCGGGAGAAGTCCAGCTACCGCGTGTTTTTCTCCGATGGCTACGGGCTGTGGGTGACGACAATCAATCAGCAGTACCTGGGTGCCATCCCGGTGCTGTTCCCCAATCCTGTCTCCTGCTGTGACGAGACCGTTACGACGAACGACGAAGAGGTGATCTACTTCGGCTCGTCAGACAACCTCGGCTACGTCTACCAGATGGAGCGCGGCACATCGTTCGACGGGGCACCGCTGACTGCCTACATCACGATGGCCTGGGATCCGCTCAAGTCGCCGCGCATTCTGAAGCGGTTTCGCGCCGGCTCGGTCGAAGTGCAGGGTGCAGGTTATGCGGAATTCCAATTCGGTTACCAGCTTGCCTATAGCTCGGCGCTCGTGGGGCAGCCGGTGCCGGTCGGATATGTGAGCGGTTTTACACCGCCGAGCAACTGGGACAGTGGGGGCGCGTGGGACTCAGGCTTCACATGGGATGGCACGACGCTTGCCCCAACCGATGTGGACATGACCGGATGGGGCGAGAACGTCCAGGTGACCATCACATCAAGCACGAACTACGTCTCAGCGTTCACGCTCAATAGTTTAATTTATCACTACTCCATGGGCCGAGGGATCAGGGTGTAATGGCGAATATATATTATACCCCCACGGGCACACCGGCCACCGGCTCACCGGAAGCGTCGGCACCGATCCGCGCCGAATTCGCCGCGATCTCCGCTGCCTTCTCGATGTTGCCCTCGCCGTTGGCTGGCCGGGCCGGTGCATTCGTTGTCGTAAACTCAACCGGTACCGCCCTGATAACGACGACGACGCCGCTATCATCTCCAGGTCCGATCGGCAATGTGGTGCCAAGTACGGGCGCGTTCACCAACATCACTGCGGCGAATATATTTGGGGGGGCCGCAATCACGACCCCAGCGCTTATAGGCTATTTTGGTGCTCTGACGATCATAGGCGAAGTGACTTTTTCAGGAAACGTATCTGGACCGAGCTTTAATGGCCAAATTGGCAATGTAACACCATCGACCGGCAATTTCACTACTCTGTCGGCAGTCGGAGAAGTGCTGGCGGGCAGCTTGGCTGTTCATGGAATTTCCCTCGGCGCACCTCCACAGCAAGTAACTATTGAAACGGACATCCCTATTCCGTCGGCTACAAGGCCAGTCGGAAGTATTTATATTCGCAAAGACGGTGGTATCGGCACGACGCTCTATATAAGCCGCGGGGCCGGTGTGTGGCGCGCGGTCGCGGGAGTATAACGAATGTCCGGCTCACTCGTCCAGGGCGTCAACGCTCCCACGACGCCTCCTGTGGTGACGGGGGCGCCTCCGCCTACTCCTGGCACCGGCTTGATCAACTCCAATCTGACGCCGGCTTCCCCTGGTCTGCCAACAGCGGCCGGCTATAACGCGGCCACCGCTACCGCAGCCAATGCCGTCGCACAGGGCTACAAGCCGACCGATGTCACGGTGACGCCTAACCAGACTGCTTCTGGCCGGATTAGCAATATCATCGCATCCGGCTCGCAGCTCATGCAGCAGGCCGAAGCCAACGCAAACATGCAGATGAACCAGCGCGGGCTGATCAATTCAAGCCAAGCTATCACCGCTGGCCAAAGCGCGCTCTACAACGCTGCCACTCCAATCGCCACGGCTGACGCACAAGCCTACCAACAGGCGGCGCTCACCAACGCTGCTGCGGCTAATACAGCGAGCGCGGCCAACACAGCGCAGGCCAACACGGCAGCTCTACAGAACGCCCAGCTTACGACGCAGACTGGCCAGTTTAACGCGGGCGCAATGAACACGGAGGAGGCGCAAAAGGCCGCAGCGAGCAACACCTTCGCCCAGAACGCCCAGTCGATCGCGGGCTCGACCAACATCGCGCAGATCCAAGCCTCTACATCAGCGGCGATTGCGCAGTTGCAGAGCACGACGTCGATGAATATCACCGACAAAAACAACGCTTCGTCGGAAATCTTGGCGAATATTCAGCGTAATACGAGCCTCGACGTCGCTGATAAGCAGACACTTTCGGCGCAGGTTATCGCCGCGATGAACAACGCAAACGCGCTCGCGGTTAACACGCAGACCATCGCGGGCTCGACCAACATTGCGGAGATCCAAGCCTCTACATCATCGGCGATTGCGCAGCTGCAGAGCACGACGTCGATGAATATCACCGACAAAAACAACGCCTCGTCGGAAATCTTGGCGAATATCCAGCGTAATACGAGCCTCTCCGTTGCTGATAAGCAGACACTTTCGGCGCAGGTTATCGCTGAGATGAACAACGTCAACGCGCTCGCTGTCAACAAACAGACCAATGATGCTGCGATGGCCAACATCCAGGCGAACGGCGTCATCAACACGCAGATTCAGCAGCTTTCGGATGCGAACAAGGCGCTGCTCCAGACATCGCAGGGTGCCCAGGCGATCTACGCGCAGGCCTTGACCAACATGAGCAACATCATCACCAGCCCGAACCTGAGTGCTGCACAACAAACATCGGCGATGAATAACCAAGTGCAGGCGCTGCGGGATGCACTTTCAGCTATCCAAGGCATCGCGGGCAACACACAGGTTACCAGCAACCTTGTTTTTACTGATGCCTCTGCCGCGGCGCCGGCGGCCGCCGCCCCGGCTGCTGCTGCTGCCACGCCTGCCGCTGCCGCTCCGATCACTACTCCTGCCGCGGCTACCGGAGGCGGCGGCACTATCAACGCTCCTGCGGGAGGCGGCGGCGGTGGTAACGAAGGGCCACAAGGATGAGCGTAGCCGTCATCGAGGCTATGTGGAGGCAGACCGAGCCGCACGTATTCATCACCCGCGAGCAGTTCGAGCAGGGGCTGGCGGGCTGGACGATCGAGCCAGTGGAGCGTGACGGCGAGTTGCTTGGCGCTTTCGTCACCCGCGGCCCCGAGTTGCACTTCTCGACGTTCAAGCGCGTGCCATTCTCGCTCCAGTTAATCCGCAACCACGTAGACCCGATACTCAAAAAGTATGGGTATATCGAGACGCGCACGCCGAAGACTGAGATCCGGCAGCAGCGCTTCAACGAGCGGCTCGGCTTTGTGCGTGAAGGCGAGGATGAGTTTTTCGTCCACTACAAGATGAGCAAGCCCCGATGGCATCTTGCATCGAGCGGCTCCAAAATGGAGAGTTAGATGCCGATTGTGGCTGTGGGCGTCGCTATTGCTGCCGATGTCGGAATTGCTACCGGCGCTATCGCCGCCACCGCGTTTACCGTAACAGCTGCAGTCGGGGCGACGATAGGCGCGATCGGCGCGGTGACGCACAATAAGGCGTTGACCTACGTTGGTGCTGGCCTCGGCCTGGTCGGCGGCATCGGCTCGTTGGCGTCTGCTGCCGGCGTCCTTGGCGACAGCGCGCTCACGCAGCCACTCTGGGGTGGAGCACAGACCGCGGCAGACACGACAGCGGCGGCTGCACCAACGGCAGAAGCTGCGGCGGCGGGCTCGACCAGCGGCGATGTGATCCAGAGTCTAGCGGGAAGTTCGAGCCTGACCGACCAGGCGGCGGCGGCGTCCGAAGCTGCAATGGGTCCGACAGGAACCACGGCTACGGATGTAGCAGCCGCAGCCTCGCAAGCAGCGACTCCGCCAGCAGATGCAGCGTTCAGCCTCGAAGGCGTGGATCTGAACAAGCCCGTCAATGTTGGAGCCGGTGATCAAACGCCTGCTCCGGTCTATACAGCCGCCCCAGGGGAAACAAACGCACCGGCTACCGAGCAGAGCACGTTCGGTCCAGCAAATAATGCTTTCGGTACCCCGGGACAGAGCGGAACGGGAGCTTTCGGTGGTCAACCGTTGATTCCAACCAACACTACTGATCAAGCCGGAGGCGTCAGCAGCTCGCTTAGTGGCATCTTAGGTTTCGTGAAGGACAATCCTCTTCTTGCCTATGGCGCGCTGCAGGCCGGCGGACAGTTCCTTTCGGGCATGACCAGCACACTCACTCCAGCCCAGGTGAATTCCCTGAATGCCCAGGCGGCTGCCAATCAGGCGGCGGCGAACCTGACGGCCCAGCAGACCGCGAACCTGGCGCAGCCGAAGCCGATCGCCACGCTGTCCCCCGTGACCGGCAATCCGGGGCAACCAATTATAGCGCAGCCAACGGCGGGCATGATCAACAGCGCGCCGAGGGTCAATGTCACGGGAGTTCCGGCATGAGCGGCATCATCAATACCGGGCCGCCGAATGCGCGCGAGCCGCTGAGCAGCCCGATCTTGGAAGCCGCCGAGCAGAAGCTCGAGTCCGGTATCGCCCCCGAGGTCATGCCGAACTATCAGAAGATCGTCGTCGCCGGAATGGCTGCCGGTCTGCAGGGTGGCTCGAAGAGCCTTCTCGCATCACTCCGCAACAGCCAGGATCCGGTGCGCGATGCAGCCAGGGGGGCGGTGCAGCTCGTGCTGATTATGCGCCGTGATGCAAAGGGCGTGATGCCGCTCAAGGCCATGGTGCCGGCGGCGATGACGTTGATGCTGCACGCGCTCGATTTCGTCAACCGCACGAAGGTGGCTCCGGTGGGGGCGAATGACCTCGTGCGTGCGACGCATATCTTTGCAAATAGCGTGTTCTCGGCATTCCACATCACGCCGCCGATGTTGCAGCAGGCGGCGCAGCGAGTGCACCAGATCACACAAAATCCGCAGGCCATGGAGATGATCCACAGAAAGCTCGGATCGGTTGTCGCGCCTGGTGCCAGCCAAGCAACGCCGATACCGGAGGCCTGATGTCCATCCTGAACGGACTCGGGGCGTTCGCCGGCAGCCTTGGAGAGTTCGCGCGCAAGGAGGGGATGAAATCCCTGCTGAACAGCGCTGTGACACCACCAGAGGCTGCCGCCGCGCCAGAAGCATCCGCTCCAGCGGCGGCTCCAGAAGCCCCGATAAAGGTTGCGTCGGCTGCACCCGCAGTCGCGGCGGCGGAAGAGGCTAAAATTGCCGCTCTGCAAAAGGCAATCTATGGCCAGGAAAGCAGTTCGGGAAGCAACACTGCGACGTCTTCCACGGGCGCGGTCGGCGGTATGCAGATCGAACCGGCGACGTTCAGGCAATATGCAAAGCCCGGCGAAAACATCGACAACCCACAGGATAACCTTGCGGTCGGCCAGCGCATCATCGCTGACCTATGGCAAAGAAGCGGAGGCGATCCGGCGCGAGTGGCTGTTGGCTATTTCAGCGGCCCGGGGAATATAGCGCCGCCAAACAGCCCGACGCCGTGGATCAGGAACGCCGCAGACCCCACCGGAAAGACGGTCGAGGGATACGTCAGCGATATCATGAAGCGCTTGGGTTCTGCCTAATGGAGATGGTCCATGGTTAGCCTACTGAACGGCCTGAGCGCAGCCGGCGCTGGCATCGCGCAGTTCGCCGGCACGGCGGGGCTCGAGGCCCAGCGCGCGGACCTGCAGAAACAGAGCTTTGTTTTGGCGTCTCAACTTGCGCATGAGAACCGTACGGGCGAGATTGGGCTGGAACAAGCCGGAGCACAACAACTAGAATCCCTAAAAGCACAGCGGGAAGCTCCTCTTCAGGCCGCGCAAATTGAAGAATTGCATGCACAGAGCGCAGCCTCGGCTATTCAGGCGAAGCTAGCGAGTTACGGTCTGCCATTAGCAGAGGCCCGCGCAAAACTACTCAATGATCCACAATTTTTGCAATCCATCACAGAACCGCCGACAAATGCGCAGCCTTCAGTTGCGCCAGCTGGGCAAACGAGCGGCGCTCCTATTGAAGCGCAGAAAGTAGCACAGCAAAGTCCGGGAGCAGCATCTGGAGTAGCTTCCAATGTCCAACAGCTAATTGCTTACCAAAAAACGAATGGGATGCAGACTCCCCGGCAGATAGTTGCAAAACTGGTCACAGATCCTAAGGCAGATATTAGCGGCTCCGTCGATAATATGTCGAAGGCGTTGGGCGTAAAGCCTGACGAACCCGTTGACATATCGAACATGCTAACGGCGGCAAAGGTGGTGCAGGCGGCCAATCCACAATTGTCGCTTGATGACGTCGTTAAGGGCGTTCAGGAAGGGATTAGCGGGCGCACACCAACACCAGTCACCGCCACGCCCGCGCCATCATCTCCCCCGCCTGCTGGTTCTACGGCTACATTGCCGGGAAGCCAAGGTTACATGACGCCGGACCAAGCGAATGCGCTTGCGGATATGCATGCACGGCGAGCCGTCAAGTTGCAACTCCTCGGAATTGATGCGACGCCCGACACTCAGCAGGCCGAAAATCTGAGGCATTATGCTACAGAATATGCGCTTCAACAGACAAAACCGCAGACGATCCGTGGTGAGGGAGGGGCCGTCGTTACCCCACAAGGAGTTGTCCAATCTCCTGTCGTGCGCGATATTCTTGGTCCAGATCATCGTAGATGGATAATCACGCAGAATACAATCCAGGAGCCAGGTCGTGCTGGAGAGCTTGGACCAGGAGTGCCGTCATGGGCACCGCCAGGGACTCTCTCAGCAGTTCCGGCCGAACTTTCTCCGGGCGAAAAGAAAGCCCAAGAAGACGCCGCCGCAGATGCCTTCGGCGAGAAAGCGCGCGCACAGTACGCTAGCGCCCAAGGCACGAAGCGTGCCATGGAAGACATGTCTCTCCAGCTTGACCAGCTGAATAGCGGCGATCCGAATTGGTACAACACGGGGGCCGGAGCAGCGTGGAAGTTGGATGTAGGAAAAACGCTAAATTCCATAGCAGCAGCAGCGGGCGCTCCTCCCATTGTTGATCCAGTCAAGCTGGCAGCCGGAGAGGATCTGACAAAGCAGACGAAGCTCGCGGGAATGCAAGTGCTATCGACGTTCTTTGGCGGTCAGAGAGAGGCGGCCGCTATTCTTACCAGCACCCAGTCTGCGGTGCCAAATATCGAAAATACGCCGCAAGGAGCCAAGCTGGTGCTGAATGGCATCCTAGAGGCGGCACGCTGGCAATCAGATCAGCATACCTTTGCAACAAATTGGTATCGGCAGCACGCCGGAGATATGGTTGGCTCAGATGTAGCATTTGCCCAGGCATATCGTCCCGAGATGTATACGCGACGCGCAGTAAGCATGGTGCGGCCATTCAAAGTCACTGATCCATCACAGATGAATAATTATCTACCAGGGACGCATATCATTGCCCCGGACGGCAGTGAGCGGGTTATCCCCGGTCAACAGGATGTCACGCCATTGCCAATGGGCGCGCAGCCACAATGACACCCGATCAAGGCGATTGGTGGAGCGCCATGCCGCTTGCTAAACAGCCAGCGGGACCGGCAGGAGCATCTCCACCGCCACAGGTCGCGCCAACAGGCGCACCGGCAAATGGGTCGCCGTCGGGCAACTGGTGGGACAATATGCCACTTGCAGGAAAACAACCCGCCGCTGCGTCGCCCGTCCCATCACAACAAGCGCCGTCGCTAGGCATCGTTGGATATGCAGGTTCTGGCACTGCCAAAGGAATAGCGGACGTTGCCGGTGCTCCAGTCGACCTGGCAACCGCAGGCATTAACGCGGCAATGCGAGGGGGAGCCGCCGTATTTGGCGGCACTCCTCCACAGATCGAGCATCCATTTGGCGGTTCTGAGAGTATCGAAAAAGCGCTCGGATATATTCCTGAGCTGCTTGGGGGAACTAATCCGACAGAGGCGGCTCCTCCCACAACGCCGGGAGAGAAGCTGGCTTATTCGATCGGAAGGGGTGCTAGTAGCCTAGCAATCCCTGGCATTGGAGCCGAAGCTGTCTTAGCCAAATCCGCCCTTGAAGGAGACTCATTAGGGCACGCCGCGGCAGAGATTATCCGTGGCAGTGGCTTTGGCAGTAATGCAGCAATGGGGGCTGCGTCAGGGGCCGGATATGAGTTGGCCCAAGACGTAGTTTCTGAGCCCTATAAAGGTGCCGCTGGCGCAATCGGAGGGCTGGCTGGCGGCTTGGGTGTAGCTGGTGTTATGGGGCTTACCGGTGCAGCCCGTAATGTTGTGAGCCATGCATGGCAAATGCTCGATCCTCCGGAAGTGCGCGCAGCGCGCCTGATCCTGTCCAAAGCTTCTGATCCTGCTGCGTTCCGCGCCGCTTTGGCGGGAGAGGTAGCTGAGCCTCTTGTAGAGGGATCTGAACCCACGACATTTCAGGCTACCGGTGACCTAGGCATTGGCGCTTACGAACGTGGAGTAGCGGCGAGTCCTGCGGGCATTGCTGCGTTTGCGGCGCGCCGCTCTGCACAGAATGCTGCACAGCTCAGTGCGCTCCATGGTGTAGCCGATTCCAACGCAACAGCATCGGCAGTCAGCAACTACATTGAAGGAAGATTGCAGGATATAACTCTGGATCATGCTGCAAATGTTGCGGCGGCCTCGGATTCTCTGGGCGATGCTCTTAGTCGCGCTGGGGGAACGGCCTTTGATAACAAGACGGATTATGGCACGGCCTTGCGCGGATCGCTTGATGCAATGCACCAGAATGCAAAATCTGCAACCAATGAACTGTGGCGAGCAATAGATCCAGATATGAAAGCCGCGGTTCCGACCGTCGAACTGCAATCTGGTGTAACCGATCTAGTGAGCAATATTCCAGGTATCGCTAAGCAGCCTACTGGAGAGGAAGCTGCGATCTACGACGGGATCAGTCGCTTTGGCGACACGGTCCCATTTAGTGATATGGTCGCGCTGCGAAGCAGGCTGACGGACGCTATGAGGGCTGAGCGTCTTTCTCCTACTGGATCGCCAACTGTCTTGCGCAGACTGGGGATTACGTTGGACGGTGTGGACAATACCTTAGCCAATGCAGCAGGAGATATTGCGTCCACGCCGGGACAGGCAATGCCGATGGTGGCTAGGCTTCAAGCGGAAGCGAATGCTTGGCTAAGGGTGAAGGGAGAAGGCCAAGCGAATGGCGGACCTGGATTATCTCCGGGAACTGCGGGCTTACCGGGAAGCACTCAATTCTCGCAAGACATAGCAAATCGGTATGCTGCTGCGAGGGCAGGAACGGCAGCGGAAAAGGAAACATACACACGTGGACCTGTGGGCGCGGTGTTGCGGCCTGGTCCTACGTTCGGCAGTTTTACAATGCCTGGGTCGAGCGTACCTCCAGCATTGTTTGATCAGCCGGAACGGCTCGCGGCATTTGTCAAGGCTGCCGCTGGTGATCCTGATACAATGAACCAGATGCAGGATTATGCAGCATGGTCTCTCCGGAACGCCGCAGTTCGGAATGGTCAACTAGACCCAGCCAAATATCAGAAGTGGATAGGCGACCACCAATACGCGCTTCGTACATTCCCTGATGTCGCTGAAAACTTTGCTAATGTCGCAACGGCACAACAGTCGCTAGATGCCGCTCTCGCGGCACAGAAAGATGCGCTTACCGCATATCAGAAGAGCGCAGCGCGGCACTTCTTGGGCGATAAAGACCCGGTGCAGGCTGCCGGGAAAGCTCTGGCAAATCCGGAACAATTCGCAGAACTGATAACTGCCCTGCAAGGAAATCCTGACGCTATCGCCGGGATGAAAAGGGCAACTGTCGATTATATGCTGGGGAAAACGCTGAGCACAGCAGAGGCAGGCACGAGCGGCCTACAGCAAATCAAAGGGGACACGCTCCAGCGGTTTATTGCCGACAATCGAAAGACGCTCTCAAGCCTATTCAGTGAGTCTGAGATGGATGCCATGAATTCTGTGGCCGCAGATATACAGAGAGCAAATCGCAGCATCGTTGCGGCTAAAATTCCAGGCGGATCAAATACGACTCAGGATACGGCGATGATGCAAGCAGGACCGTCGTCCATTCTGCAAAGCATCATACTGAAAATGATGGGCACGACTGGCGGTGCGTTTATCGGCCATCCGATAGAAGGCTATGTTGCCGGATCGACAATGTCAGCGATGCAGGCAGCGCGAATGGACAACCTCAAAGCGGCGGTCACCGAGCTGATGCTCGACCCAAGAAAGGCTGCCGCCGCCATGGCTAAGGTAACCCCTGCCTCAGCCGACACTGTTGGGCGGCTATTTGCCGCCAGAATGCGAGCGCTGACCGCCAATCAGATTTTGTTGGAACGCGCCCGCGGACGGCAACAAAGCCCTCCGTAAAAATGCTGGCCTCTGAAATCCGCATAAGAACGGTGAGATCACAGTATTGAGAGCGATATGATTTACCATCAGATTAATGAGCCGTTGACGTTCTTTTCATGGGACGCCTCTATGCGCTTTAAGGATGGTTCTCAGCGCGGAACATCCTTACCCGACACCATTCGGCGTTCATGAGGTGGGCGACGCCGGGTCGCTCATTGGCCAGTTCGCGCTTATTATCCTCCAGGCGGTTGGCCTAGCTTACTGGCTCGGAACGCTCTCGGCGCGGGTCAGTGCCACGGCGGCCAGGGTCGTGTATCTGGAAACGCACGGGAGTGAGGCGCTGCGGGAGGCGTCAGTGGAGTTGCGCGAGGCGGTGAGGCGGATGGATGTGCTGGAGGCAAAGATCGACCGGTTGCTGGACAAGCATCTGAGGATGGCGTGATGACCGTCGGCGACAACATCCCCCCGATGCTCGGCGCCATTGAGGCGCTGGCCGTGATCGTGCGCCGCAGCCACGACCGCTCGGGGCGCATTGCCGACGCGGACGCTGTGGCGGAGCTGCGGTATGCGGCCGAGCACCTGCGGCGGGATGAGCACCGCCTGGGGGCGATCCGAGCCGAGGAGTTGGCGGCCGAGGCAAAGACACAAGCAAGCAAGCCGCACCGGAGGCTGTTAGGGTAACGTGCCATGTCCGGATCTGAAATCCGCATAAGCAGCGTCTACATCGGGGCCATCGTCATTATCGTCGGCCAAGCTCTGACGATGGCCTTTCTGATCGGGCGCCAGGTTGATCGGGAAGACATGCTTGAGCGGCAGGTTGACGCCCTACAGCGGAACGGAAGCAGCGCGCTCCAGATTGTTTCCGAACGGCAGAGCGTAGTCATGCGGAATATGGATGATTTGCAGAAGCGCGTCGGGGCGCTGGAGCGCATTTCGGCCTTCGAGCATGGCGGGGCGGGTAGGTGATGCGCTACACCGCCGCCACGCTGGCTGCGATCGTGCTGTGCGCCATCGCGTGGTGGACACTTGGGTGAGCGAACGACCATCGATCTGGAACTTCGAGAGCTTGTATGAAATGCTCTGCCAACGGATCGACGACAACGACCGGCGCTACGAGCAGCGCCACGATCATAACGTCCGTGAACAGGAGAGCAAGGAAGCGGCGGCGCGTGAAGCTCTTGAGGCTGCCATGCGGAGCGCCAAAGAGGCAGTGGCCAAGGCGCAGGACGATCTCGACCAGAGGCTCCAGAATCAGAATGAATGGCGCGGGCGGATGGAGGATCAGGTCAAGCGTTTTGTGACGCGGGAGGAATACGAGGCGAAGCACAACGCGCTGGCCGATCGTGTCAACATTATTGGAGATCGCACTGGACGGATCGAGGCGACTGGTTTGGGGAGAGGGCAGCTCTGGGCATGGATCGTCGGAGGGCTTGGAACTGCGGCGATGCTGACAGACGTGCTATTGCGGTTGCGCGGGCCATGACTTCCGTGCTACCGATATCGGTGTTGTGGCGTTCTCGCCGCTAATCCATGTCCGGACACTGAACCCCGATACTGGTGGCGAGCGCCCCTATGTCACCGACGTCCTCGCGATCATTGCCCTGGCGCTGTGCTCGGTCATTGCGGCGACATGCTTGATCATTGAGATGGCGGCTCTGGCTCATGCGGCGCCGCCACCAGGCGTGAGCAGCACCGGCCCTGTCGCTGATTGGGTACATAGTTGGTACGACCGGAATGGCTTCGGTTGTTGCGGATTGAATACGGATTGCCGACCGACCATCGTGCAGCCTACCGCATCCGGCGGCGGCTATGAGGCGTGGATCGGCAAGGAACAGTTCGGCCCCAGTGCTCCCGACGATTGGCGACCGGTGCCAACATCGGCATGGTCGGAGGGGTCGCAGCGAAATCCGACGGGTGTTTCCTGGGCGTGCTGGTATTCAGGGCGAGTCTTGTGTGCGTCGCTGGGAACGGGATTGTGAGGATATTGTAGGTGGAATACGAAGGCTCGGCATCCGGCGCACCAAATCCTGGCGTAGTGGACGTAAACGGCAACGCCACGCTAGGCGGGATGATCGGTGCCGCTCTCGGTACGCTTGGCCAGGTCGCCATCGATGCCCTCAACATATTGTCGCAGACGCTGGGTATTCCAGCTGCGAACGCCTCCAGCTATTCGGTGGTCACCCAGTACGGCACGGTTGGGTATCTGACGCTTCCCGGCATGACACCAGGGATGAACCTCGCCCAAGCTCTCGCTGCGCGCGGCGCTAAGATGGACATCTCGGGACGTGTTTATGACGAGGGAGGCACGCACGCTGGGTTCGTCGACATGAACAGCACCGCCGATGCCAAGGCAACGATTGGCCCTATCAATGCTGACATCATGACGCAGACGGTTAGCACGGCCACACCAGGCGGCTCATTCGCAGGCGTGCAAATACCGGCAGACATCGGCGCGCAGCTAACCTCCATAGACGGAATCGTGCTACAGCCGATCACCCGGTACTGGAAACCATGGGTGAGCAGTAGCCTCGGCGTTCCCGTCATGGATTACCCGAATTTGGTGAAGATGTTCTCTTCGACCACGCGCGCGTTCCTGCGGCCTGCCTTCGTCGGAGGGCGGGATGGCATCTACTCATTGCATACTGGCCGCCGCGTCGTTCCGCCCGAAGGCCCGGGGCACCCTGCCCCTGCTGGGTTCCAGATCGGGGCTACCGCTGATTTCGCGGTGGCGAATGTCATGGTCGGCTGGACGAGCGGATGCTATCCGTTCCTGTGGGGCTATTATGGGGGAGACTGGTGGCAGGCGCTTGACCCATCGACCAACGCGGCCCCGGTGATGGCATTCTACGCCAGGGCCAAAGTGTGGAACGGCAGCCAGCAGATCAGCATGGACGGCTACCCAGGATGGGACTATACGGCCGCCATCCCGCCAAACAGCACATATCCGCAGTTCAACACGCATGTAGCTCGGATCATCGCCTGGTCGAACGTAGCGCGGAATGCGGTGATCGCAACATACACTCCGGGACGCGACCCTGGTGGCCCTGATGGAGGACCGGCGTGAACACCCCCGAAATCCATGCCGAGTTGGCGAAGATCACCAATCCCCAGCCGGGTACGCAGGCGGGGCTGCGACATCTCCTGCTGATCCGGGGGCTGGAGCTGGCACAGAAGCAGCCGCCTAAGCTGCCAACATGGGCGCACCCACCAGCCGGCAAGCCAGCATGACCCGCGACCGTGAAATCCTCGCGCAGGCTCGCGCTCTGATCGACAGCGGATGGTGCCAACGCGCGCTGGCGCGTGATCGGAACGGGCGCATGGTCGATCCCCTCAGCGACGAGGCTACTGAGTTCTGCCCGCACGGTGCCATCGTCAGGGCCGCTGGCTGGGATCAGGGCGGCCTCCAGGCGGCTTATACGCGCTTGCGGCTTGCTCTTGACGGCGAGCCCGTGGGACGCTGGAACGACAATCGGGACGACGTGCGCGAGGTGCTCGCTGCATTCGATGCTGCCATTGTGGGCTAAACCGTGCTAAGGTGCGGCAATTCCCTCGGAGGGCGCTGAGATGGGCCTGATCCTCGTCGTACTTATCCTCCTGCTCCTGTTCGGCGGTTTCGGCTACGTCGGCGGATGGCATTCGTCCTATCCTGGCCCCTACTGGGGCGGCGGCGGGCTGCTGACGATCATCATCATCGTGCTGCTGGTGCTGGCATTGTCGGGGAGGCTCTGACCTATGGGTATCGGCGAAATCTTCTGGATCCTGATGGTGATCTGGCTCGTCTTCGGCTGGTGGGGCAACTACACTGACCAGGGCCGCATCTGGTACGGCCACGGCAGTTGGCTTCTGATTTTTATCCTCCTATTCCTGCTGGGCTGGCACAGCTTCGGCTTTGTCGTCCGGGGACAGTAACGCGATGAGCGCCGCGACCGCCCCGTCCGCGATCCCCGATAGCCCCGCGCCGTTCAGCGCAGTCACAGCGGCGCACGCTACGGTCCCTGTCACGGCGGCGATCTCGGCCGCTCGCGACCTGCCTGACCTTGTGAACAAGCTGCAGGCGGCCGATCCACAACTCGCCGAGCAGTTGGAGGGTAAGAGCCTCGTAGCCAGCAAGACACCGCTGGGCACATTCGTCGTGCCCGCTGTGGTATGGGTGTCGGCGCACTACGCCCTCGGCTGGGATGCCACGACGTGCAGCATGATCGCCGGCGCGCTGGTGCTGATCGGCACGTACGCCATGCGCTACGTCACGACGTCGCCGATCGCTGGGCTATTCAGTAAGGGCGCATCTCCGGCCCAGGTTGCGGCGGTGCCGGCGGCGGCGAAGAGCGCGGCATGAGCGACGGATTGCGGTGGCATCCGATCCCAATTATATAGTTTAAAAAGCACGGCATCCTTTTGTATCAACGGGTTAGACAGTCGCAAGTTTTCCTTCTCTGCGATAAAATGCGCGCATGCGCACGCGCGAGCAGCCACCCAAAGAGCCCGATTCAGGGGACGGTTTAGCTGAAAAGGCCCATGCGCCGACTCTCCGCCTTGATAGCCAGAACGATGCGTTCAACTTCGGCGATCATATCTTCAAGGGCGTCCCCCACCGGTTCGCCTGCCACACCCTCAACTTGGCCGAATGCTATGAAAAAGGCGAACTCGACATCGTAGTCAAATGTGCCGGGGGGACCGGAAACGGCGAATACGATCTCGTCTTTTTCGCTATTCCAGGCAGGGGGAGGGATGTCCAGGGGGAAGGGGCTGCTTGTGGTCATGCGGATATTCCCGACACTAACGTCGGTGACCGCCGGCACGATGAGTCGGTGCGTACCTTGGCGGCGAATCCGGTTCAGTGCCCAAATAAGATCGTTCCCTCCTTTGTACGGCTGGAGAGATCGAAGAAGCGCCAGGATGTCCGCCGGCAGCGCCTTAAGCCGTCCTCGCATCACATTTTCAAAGCCCGCAGCGTCATCGGCCTCAAGGGCCTCGTAGGCGAGATCGGTAATTTCATCGGGGAGAGATTTGGTGAGCTTCACCTTGTATTCGTAAAGTCCCTTCGAATTACGCTCAACGACCTTGGCGTAGGGTTCCGCATCGAAGAATGCCAAAACCTGAGCATTGATATTCGCGACGTGCTGCTTTGCGCGCGCGATCCGACGTTTGGGACTGGAGAATGCGGCGTCGGCCATGGCGTCTAGATCAGCTTTCCGCTCACCATTGCGGTCCTGGCGCAAATCGCATGGGGGGCGGAGTCCCTTTGTTTACGGGAAGGTCTTGTCCGCAATCATTGCAGCGATAGCGGTCAAAATACTCGCCTTTCGTGATCGCTTGGAGGAAGCGCTTCTTGTCACTGGCGAAGCAGTTTGGACAAAGCAGGTGATGTGGCTCTCCGATGCCATCAGCTTCCTTCGGCGCGTAAGCGACGACGCCAAGGGCAAGTTCTACGAGCCGATACCTCTCCTTCTCTGCGTTCCAACCTTCAAGCTCTGCCATCTTTGCTTTAAGGTCGCGTATTTCCTCGGCCATATCAGACTCGCGCGCATAAGCCGTCGAAGCCACCTGCTGCGCGCCAAGTATCTGAGCATGGAGCTTCCCAAGCGTATCGGCGTGTTTGACGAACTCTCGCAACTCCATCAGTTTTTGGACGGAATCGCTCGCCGCTTTAAGCGCGCCGGTTACGGTCACTAGCCAATTGGCCATAGCTGCATCCTTTTGCATCAAGGGTGTCGGCTTAGGGGAGGCAGTCGGCGGGAACCGCTGCCTCCCCGCTCTCTATAATAGGCTTGACCGAGTCGCCGCGAATCGGTGCTAAGGTGTTGGCATGGACAAAGACAAGTATCCCCCGGAGGAAACCGAAGCCCGCGCCGTAGCGATCGCACGGCAGCTCATGGCTACTCCGCACCGCCCGCACAAAGCCGAGCCTTCACGACCGAGAAAGAAAAGGGGAACTAGTCAGGCCGCGGCAGCTTCGCTTCGGCCGGCGGCTCCATCCTGACGAGGATGTGGAGTGGATCGAGCACGAAACAGGCGTTACCACCTTCACGCACCCTACTCACTTCCGCTGGATGATAGAGGAACTAGACACATGACCCGCCTCACTCCGATCGCTGCCGTGCTGTGTGTGGCTCTCGCAGGCTGCGCCAGTGTTACTCCCGCCCAGCAAGCCGCTCTCACAGCGACCGCCACCGCTGCCGCCACTACGCTCGGAACGGTGGCGGCTCAGAACTCCACGACAGCGGCCAAGATCGTCGCGGATGGCGTGCTTATCTGCGCCTTGCAGCAATCCGGATTCATCGCCGCGCTCGGCGTCAACGTGACAGGGGCCACAAAGGCGGCGATGGATGCGGTTTGCACCAGCCTGGGCGGCATCGGGGCAGCGCTGCCTGCTGGCACCGATCCGGCTAGCGTGAAGGCCGTTCAGGTGACGCTGAAACCAGCGTAATGCAACTAAAGGCATCGCCGCCGGCTTAAAGTAGGCGGTGTTGACGTGCCGATTCGACCCAACCCTTTAAGGAGTAATGGTTATGGTAACGATACCAGCTGGCGGAAGCGTGGAAATGTCCAAACTACACGGAGCTAGCATTACTGTAGATGGTATAGTCTATAGCAACTGGGTTGTGATGAGCGACGCACCGTTCCCCGCTAATTCGGTTGCAATATTCCTGAGCAATCCCCATCGCATTAACTTCCAGGGCAACTTCGTCGGAATGCATGCGTGGATGTGCGAATACACCGTCACGGCTCCGGCAGGGCAAAGCCTGAAAGACGTTGAGATACAATTTGATGCAAGTGGCACGGGCATTTCTCGCATGACCGTGGACACTGCGCATGGCCCTCGCAACGAGGTCAATAAGGTCGGTACCAATGTGATCGGCACGCCAAACCGCGTTGTGACTTTTCCCGCTGGAACCACGGCCACACCAGCGGTGACGGTGCTAACAGTTGCGGCCGGCGCTGCTATCGCAGACGCTGTAACAATTTGGCAGGTGGCGTAGGCGTTCACCACGGATAGCCCGCCGCGGCCGCGAAGGTGGCGGCGGGCTATCCGGCAGCGAATAGGTCTACGGCACCAGCCTCGGCCTCGGCAAGATACTTGCACGCCGTCCGCCAGTAGGCTTCTTTCAACTCTACGCCCACAAACTTGCGGCGGTGTTGCAGCGCCATAGCGCCTTCGCTGCCAACGCCCATGAATGGCGAGATAACTACATCGCCGGGATTGCTCCATAGCAGAAGCGCGCGGGTAATCAGGTCGAGTTGTAGTGGGCAGAGGTGCCGCTCGTCCTTGTCATCGCGCGCCACCGCGACGTTGAGAGTATTTGTCTGCCGGATATCCATCCATACCGGAGAGGCCCATTGTTGCCACCGCTCAACGGGGAACTTGGCGCTGTCCTGTCCGACTGGCTCGACGTTCTCGCCTGGCGCACGAAACACCAGCAGGTAATCTGGCATCCCTGTGCGCGAGCGCGTGCTGTCCTTCTGCAACTGCTTGTAGAGCAGGCCGAGCGCCTTCGTGCGCGTCATCTCGACCACTGGATCCTTCCAGATCGTAACCCGAGAATGAAGCACGAAACCGGCGGCCTCATGCGCGCGGATGATGTCGCCCGACAGGTCCTTGATGCCGATCATACCGTCTTTCCACTTCTGCAATGGCAGATCGGAGCAGTGGACGGCAGACAGGCGACCCGGCTTAGTAACACGCGCCATCTCAGTTAGCAGGAAGCCATAATGCCGGATGAACTCGCCGTCGTTGGCGCTATTGCCCATGTCGGCTTCGCTGTCTGAATAGCAGAACAGGTTACTAAAAGGAGGCGAGTAGATCGAGAAGCCGACGCTGTTGTCCGGCATCTGCTTGACCACATCAACACAATCGCCATACCACGCGACAAAATCGCGTCCGTGCATCTCGTTCAAGCAGCGGACAGCCATGCTGGCAGCCTCCCTGAGAAAGTGGGGTTATACGGCACTCTCGTTTCGTGGTCAGTAGCGAAGTTGCGGAGGGTGGCACTGCGCATTGCAGCCTTCATCGTCGCATGATCCTCGGCCTTGCGGTCGATTACCCGACCAATCTGATCCTCGCCCTCTGCCACCACGATATGCACATTGACGGGCCGCGTCTGCCCGAAGCGCCAGCAACGGCGAATGGCCTGATACCATCCCTCGTAGGAGAACGAGCGACCGACGAATATCATGTTTTGACAGAACTGCAGGTTGAGCCCATACCCGCAGATAGATTGCTTCGTCAGTAGCCGGGCGGCTGTGCCGGAGAGGAATGCGGAGATGCCATCTTCCTTCTCGTCAATAGTCATTGATCCACGGATTTCGGTTACACCAGGAAGCGCCGCGCGCACGCTGTCAGCCTCGTAGTTCGTGTCGCACCAGATCAGCCATGGCTCGGTGCTGTCGCCGATGATGCGGGCAACGGCATCAGCCCTCGCTTCGGCGGTCTGCCGTTTCAGATCGTGGATTGCCGTTGCGCTCACGTCGAAGCCGAACAGACCTTCGGTGGGGATCGCCGTTGCTGCCGCACGATGCCGCACGATGTTGAGCGGAGGCAGCGCGAACCGCGAGGCGTCAAAGCCTAAGTCAGCCGGGCTTTCTGCCATAACTGCCCACGATGCGCACCAGTCCCAGAATGGCTCTATGGCATGGCCCTTAAGCCGCCACACGCCCGTATCGTTGCTATCGTTAATGAACCACCGGACAAGCATCTCGGCCTGCGACATTATGCCCAGGAACTCGGCGTGTGTGCCAAGTTCGATGTGGTCGTTTGGGGCTGGAGTTGCGGTGGCAGCGAGACGATAGGGCGTATCGGCAAATGAGTTGATAAGCGCGCGGGTCGTCTTGCCCATGAAAGATTTCAAGATGCTGCTTTCGTCCAGCACCACGCAGCCGAATGCTGATGCTTCGAGGCGGTCAAGGCGATCGTAATTGCATATATTGATGCCAGCCCGAACTTCCGATTGCTCACGCACAACTCGCGCACCATAGCCGAATCGGACGGCCTCACGTTCGATCTGCCGAGCAACGGCAAGAGGCGTCAAGATCAGCGCGCAGCCATTCGATGCCTCGGCGGCCTGTAACGCAAACTCAAGCTCGCAGATTGTCTTTCCGAGACCAGTATCCAAAAACAGCGCGGCACGGCCTCGGCGGATACAAAACTCAGTGGCGGCCTTTTGGAAATCAAACAGAGCTGCCGAAATGGGATACGGCTCAAAGCCTCGCGCTGCTGCAACGGGGGCTTTGCTTGCCAGAAATACGCGATATTCGTTATTGTCTGACATATCATTCTCCTGCGACCTATTACGACAGAGGAATAGGCATTCTGCCCTGCGCGATCATCGCGTCTTCTGCCACGTGCAACAGTACACGCTCACCGAAATCTGTGATACGCGCTCTCTTCCATCCCTTGCGCCACGCGCCATCTGCCTCTTCTGCAGTGATCATGCCAGCACACATAAGCGCAGCTAGGGGTTCGCTGCGCGCCCAATGATACGGACCAATAGGCATTTGAGATTTGTGCATATTGGCGAGCTTGATGGCAAGCAACTCAGCCACCTGATCCGGTGTGATTGTTTTCGCGGCGGCTGACAAACGCGCGTGTGTTACGTCGAATCCGCCTATATCACTGACCAATGTCATTCCTCCTGCGTCATGCGCCAAGCGCGTGCTGAATGATAGCTCGCGCCGCATCGCGCTCCTGCTCCGCAGTGGCTAGGGCTGCGCGGAGGTGAAGAAGCTCTTGCTCCAGCGCCGCCACGCGGGCGGCTATGACGTCGTGCTCGGCGCGCGGGCAAGGGCGGGCGTCGGTTACGCGTTCGAACCGTCCATCGTAAAATTCATCGTGCGGTCGCGCCCACATTACGCCATCGTCTCCACGATAGATTACCAACGCCACTCTGTCTGCTGGCGCCTCGGAGCACTGGAGGAATGCAGCTCCGATTTCGCGATAGAGGGTGCCGCGCTTGATGTGTCGCCACACGGGGCCGTCCTCGCTCGGCTCCGCATGGGAATTATATACATGACTCCCGACGCTCCTCATTTCGGGTTGCGCGCGGCTTTTGCGGCCTTCCGCTTGCGTGATCGCGCGGCTTTGCTCTTGGGTTTCGGCCTGTACCGCAGCACCACGCCGGCAATGGCGTCCAGCGCCTTAGGCGCCTTCACTGGATGAGCCCTTCATAGGTGAGACGCTTACCCGCAACACTGGCGTCTTGCCGACTGGGCCGCGCCCGGCTCTGAGCTTCTTGTGCTCGTGCTTGTTCGCCTCCAAGCCGCCAACGTAGGTTTCATCAATTTCAATAATCCCCTTGAGTTTGGTCAGGTTTCTACCGCCGCAGGCTTCCCGGAGCCGTTGGAGCACGAACCATGCCGACTTCTGGGTGATGCCGATCTCTTTGGCGAGTTGCATGGAGGAGACGCCCTTGCGCACCGTGACCAGCAGGTACATCGCATAGACCCACTTGTGCAGCGGGACGTGGCTGCGCTCGAAGATGGTGCCCGTCCGCACCGTGAAGTCATTCTTGCATTGGTTGCAGCGGTAGAAGCCGCCAGCACGCGCCGTGATGCGCTCGCCGAGCCCGCACACGGGGCAGCGCGGGCCATTGGGCCAAAGGCGTTTTTCGAGGTAGACGCGCGCCGTCTCGGCTGCTGGCCCATCCCAAGGCATCATCAACGGTTGTCACTTCCCCAAATGCTCCTTCGCCTGCCCAAGGACAACGCGCGCAGCAGCGACGGATTGCCAGCAATCTTCGCGTCCAGGATTAGGCGCAAGATTGTTGACGCGCTCGTACTCGTCAACGTCGGCGATGACACCTTCCAGCGCGTCTGCGAGCTCGGCTAAAAGATTGTCTTGTATCGTCGTTTGAGCTAGCGCTGCCAATGCCGTATTGCCGATAAATTCCGCGCTCGCGTTGACTTGACTGTCCGTCAACCCCAGAGCTCGGGCAACGGAATGACCAACAAGATATGCTCGGCTATTCATTTTGTGTTTCCTCGTCTGCCACGCCTTCAGCAGACCCTTTAACTCGGTTGATCCTGTGGAACTCCCGCCGGTCATCGCGTCGTTTCTGCTGCACTTTCCGCATCCAATTTCCGGTACATTTCCTTGTCCGCCGCGAGCCGCTCAAACATGCCCTTGAGTCCCTCGATGCAACGGTTGCACAAGTGATGCGCGCTATCGGCGTAGAACACGGCATTTATTGTATTACCGCTGTTCCAACGGATGCCGATGCCGTCGGTCGCCTCAGCGATCGTATCCTTGCACAGATCACAGGAGTAGCGCTTGGCGCACGTCATGCCGCGACATCCTTGCGGCTGTGCCGGTGCGTGGCGATCAACGCGTCGTTGAAATTGTCGAACAGAACTTGATCGGTCATGGCGCTATCTCCTGTTGCTAGGAGGAATGTAGATAACTCCCACGCCGTTGTCAAGGGAGTCATGTATATAATTCCCCTCCGCATCGACGGGGGCCTCGGCCCGCATCCTCACCTCCTGCTCCAGTTGCGTGATCACGAGCCGTAGCTCGCCGAGGACGGTCTGGGTCACAGCTTTCTCACCGCATCTACAATCAGCACGATGGATCCAAACAGACCGCAGATTGCGACTAGGATCACGAGGAATGGCGGCATGCCAACGCCCACCGAAATCGCGGTCAAAAGCGCCACCACGATGGCGATCCAGGCGGATAGGAACGCTACCTCCCCTGCGTCTACCTTCATGGGCGCTCCTTTGCCGCAGCGTCCACAATGTCGGCGAGTTTGTGCGGCATTATCATTGCCGGGATGGTCATGTTGGTCGGCACTCGCTTTCGCGTCACGGGGTCGTATTCCCACGCCGCCTTTTCGCGTTCCGGAAGCGCGCGGAGAAAGGCGGCGACGGCGGCAGGAATGCTACGCGGCTTCTGCGTACAGTAGCAATCTGGCCAAGTGCATAGATCGTCAGGATCTGCGCAATGTGCGTCACACCCTTCCCGTATTGCCGCCTCCAGCGCTTTGAGCACTGCCTCTGTGGTCATACTCGCCTCCGCGCATACGCTCGTGCCCGAATGTCATCCGTAACGGCAACGATCATATTCTCTATGGTAAGCAGCCCTGTTCCGTAGTCCCCAATGAGATCGCCCAAAATGTCGGCCAGCTCCTGCACCACCATGGGGGACGATTTGCCGGACAGTGCCTGATAGATGTCGGCTTCCAGTCGCGCCAGTTCCTCGATGGTAAAGCCGGCTCCCACCGCCTCTGTGGTCATGGCGCGCGCTCCGTGGCGTACGCCTTCCAGCGGCAGGCAGCTTCCCTGCATTCTTCGAACGCAGATCGCCACGACCGTTCGGCGCGTTCATATCCGGCCCAATATCCCCCCAGAACGCCTATCACCAGGCCACACAGAAGAATTGGCAGATCGTGGGTCATGTCTCCCACCCCTGGTCCCCCGCGTCCGCCGGGGCCGCGTCCTGCACCACCACCGCCAGCCGCTCGCGGGCCTCGTCGCGGGCTTTCCGCACCGCGTTTGCCTCGCCGCTGCCGGGATGCTTGGCGAACAACTTCTTCAGTTCGTCCAACTCCTCAATCTCAGCGAGCCCGCCGATGCTCTGTGCCTGTCCGAATGCAGTCACCAAACGCGCCCCCACATCCCGGAGTGTCGTTTGCTTTGGGGTATCGCGTCCAGCCCGCAGCGCCAGCGCCTCCTCCACCATCCCGCCGGGCTGCGCTGGCTTCTCGTCATGCTGTGCCGTTTCGGCGCGCGCCTCAAGCGTGGGGCCAGTAAACTCTGCCGCCTCCTCGGGAACGTACAGCCCGCTCGTCGCCATTGGATAGACCGTGCGGACGCCTTCCGAGATAGTGCGGCTCCGCAGCATCTGGCGGGGGAATTTCTTCCAGTTGTCTTTGCCGCCGAGCCCCGCCTTAGCGGCGCGTTCCATGTTCCACGAGATGCGCACAGTGCCGCCCGCAGGGTGCGAAAATGTGGCATCGGCCACGGTGTCATCCAGAGAGTGCCACTGAACCTTGCCGCCGGCATCAAGGAAGTCCCGCAGCATCGCCTCAGACTTTTTTGCCGGACGCCCCCCGATGACATCATAATCACGGGCCGCAAGCGCCGGATGGCGGCCCTCGGCTTGGCTGATCGCCATGAGGACAAGCGCCTGCTCTTTGGTCTTCATACCGAACATATTGCTTCGTGCGATAGCTTCGGCCAGCCGTTCCATTTCGGAAAACGACGGCCCGCTCGTGGTGATTAGTGCGTTCATGGCTCTGCCACCTCTTTGAAATTGTCGGGATGTTCGTCGTTCAGCACCGCATAGCGCAGTTTCCCGGAACGCGCAGAAGACGCGATCAACGAAAGCGGTTGGCTCATCATCCATCCGGGATGCTGCGGTTTGTGGTTCTCGTAGATGTAGAGGCCCATCAGTATGACCTCGACGGCGTCCTCAACCTTCGTGATTTTCTCGCCGGGAACGAACTTGTGCGGGCGCTGCATCACGCTTGTTCCTTCTTCCTGCGGCGGGTGATCTCGCCGGTGTCCGGATCGACCTCCCGCAACTCCACCTTCGTCGTCGTGCGGGGGAATGTAAACTCGGCGACGAGATCGGGATGGTTTGCACGCAACTCTTTCAGATCAACGACTTGCGTGGTTACATCTGAGAGTTCTGCGATTAGCTTATTCCCCGTTCGAGCCGATGGATCAGATAGCATCAGATCGCGGAGAACGGCCTCCCGTTCTTTCAGCGCCTTGAGTTGATCGCGAACTGCGCCAAGCTCATCGCACGGAGGCATCTGTTCTGGGGGTTCTCGATAGAATCTGTTGTTTGTGGCGTCGGTCATGGCTCGTTCTCCATCCTGCGCCGCTCTTCCTGCTCGTCCCGCAGCCAATCGGCGTCGCGTTCATCGCACTGCTCGCAGTGCCAACGCAAGCGGCGCGAGAAACGCATCCACTCGCCGCACGTCGCGCACTCGCGCGCTTCGTCCTCGGGCGTGGCTAATTTCCACAAATCGTAATCGTTGCGCCAGCGCTCGCTCATGGCTCGTTCTCCCTGCGGCGGCGTTCGGGGGTGCTCACTTTAGGCCTCCTGAAATGGTCGTGCGCCATCTTCTTCACGCGTTCCAGTCCTGACATGCTCCACCGCTCGATGATGGCGCGGTTGATCGTTGGCCAATCCAGGGTATCGGATTTCTCAAATTCCGATTTCATAGCCATGGCGTAAAGCGTTGCGACCTGCTTCTGCGTTGCCCTCGCCTCTATGCTGCGCAGAATGACATCGGTGCAGCACACGAGGTTGATTTGCCAGTCGCTCATTTCGGCGGCTCTTGTCGCTCAGCCCAATGCAGTCGCACCTCCTCGCGTGCCATATCGGCGTCTTCACGCCGCGCGCGGATACGGTCGGACAATTCGTAACCAAGAAATGTTGCGATGCAATCGTGGATTTGCTGCGCGAGTTCCTCTACATCCTCGGTCGTCGCGTTCGGCTCGTCCAGGACCACGCTGGCCAGATCGAAACAGCGACTATCGTACGGCATCGGCGGCCTCCACTTCGTGTGCGGCGATCACCATCGCCTCAAGGCGCGCGTTCTGGGCGGCCATCGCGGCGGCGTCCCACGCGGCGTCCCTCGCGTCCCGCGAGGCGGCCCTCGCGTCCCACGCGGCGGCCCACGCGGCGGTCCACGAGGCGGCGGCCCGCGAGGCGTCCCACGCGGCGTCCCTCGCGTCCCCCCACGCGGCGTCCCTCGCGTCCCACGCGGCGTCCCTCGCGTCCCACGCGGCGTCCCTCGCGTCCCACGCGGCGTCCCTCGCGTCCCACGCGGCGTCCCTCGCGTCCCACGCGGCGGCCATCGCGGCGGCCCTCAATTGCTCGTCGCCACTTTCGAGGTACTGTTTGATGACATCTGGTGCATCCCACAGATGCAGCACATCTCGCGCGCATGCCCGAGCAAACTCGCGCAGCAAAGCCTCGCCGGACACGCGCCAAAGGATTGTCCGCCGAGTGCAGATCATCTTGTCCGTATCGCGCATGACCTTACCCCCGCACTCGACGCGGCAGATCATGGCGCCGGGGGCGTATCCCAGCGCGTCGATGATCCGCTCGCTGGCGTGCAGGCCGGTGACGCACATTTCGAGCGAGCCGGGATGGATCAGCACCTCGCCATCGGGCGGGATGGGCCGGCCATCGCGGAGGGCACTCCCGACGAAATGCCACGCCAGCACCACAGGCTCATCGGCAGCGGCTCCGTGAAGGAGCCCCATAATGTAGCATTTCACTTATGCTTCTCCGGTGCGGGCGCGAATCATCAGACGGCGCGGGCGAGGCGCGGTGTAGCCAGGCAAAAACATCACGGTCAGGCGCGCCCCCAGTTGCGGACAATGCAGCCGCAACTCGTCGCACGTCATCTCATAGACGTGGACGCTGCCGTCGAGCCAATACTCGGTGACCTTAGCGACGCTGGTGTTCATGGCGCTGCCTCCCGCGCTGCCGCTGGCGCTGCCTTCCGCGCAGCCGCACGCTCCAGCACCTCGTCGATCGTCAGCCCCGCGCGATACAGCGTCGCCGCCTCGGCCATCTCGATCGCCGGCAGGCTGCGCGCCTCCAGCCACTGGTCGCACAGCACGAGCCACGTCAGGAAGCCGGGGCGCACGATTACGTGCAGCACGGGGATCGCGTCGTCATCGGGCGGATCGAGGGGGATGCGGGCAAACATGGTTATTTCAGCTCCTCGGTTGCTTTGGCGATGGCTGTGCGCACCTTCATTAGCGCCCCGAAAACGCCATCATCGTTTGCGGGATCGCCGTTGCGCACGGCGCTTTCGATGACAAGCGAGAACCGATAGATTTCCATCGCCACCGCCAGCAGATCAGGCGCCGCTGCGATCAGGCGGGCGTTGGCCACAACTTCTGCTTCAGAAGTGCGAGCAAAACCCTGGCTCTGCTCAATTAGTCCGCCCTCAACGCGTGCAGTAAACTGATTGGTCCCGTCCACATTCAACGCGTAAACGGTCGTGCCAGTTAAGCGCCACGGGCCTGGCGTGTGCGTCGTGCTCATCGTGCCGTGCTCCTTTGCGCGCGGGTCGCGTTCGCTATTTGACGAATACGCCTATGCGCTTGCGTTGTCAACCGCGATTGTGATATACCGGCGCCATGACAGAGCGCGAAGTGATCGAACTGCTGGCCTCTGCCTGCGCTAAGGCGGGCTCGCAGTTGGCGTGGGCAGACAAGCATGATCTTTCTCCGGCCTACATTTCAGATGTTCTCAAAGGCAGACGCAGCCCAGGCAGGGCCATCGCCAATGCGCTTGGCCTAGAACGTGTGGCAGATTATCAACCCAAACTGGGGACGCGCCGCCCGTGATCCACGCGGTCCTGATCTGGATCGCTCTTAGTATCGTCGTCTCACTATTCGCCGGCACGTTTATCTTCGAGGCAACCCGAGGCTCTCCCGATGTCCGACACCGATATCGCTAATACCAGACGAGCCAGGATCGAGCAGACAATGCTGGCGAGGGAAAAATCGGCGTTGCTTGACGCTATCAGGGAAATTGATCGTCGCCTCGCAGAGCTGGACGTATTTCTGCGCGTTGCCGACGACCTTAGAAACAAACGTAAGGAACCCACCGAATGAAGGAACTCACTATACGCGCTACCATCCCATTGCCAGAGGACGCGTTTGATGCAGCCGACGTGATAGCTGCAGCGCGCCCTGCAATTGAGGCGAAGGCTGCGCTCCCCGCGCCTGCCGGCGTGGCGGCTATGCCGACCAACGGCGAAGGCGTGCCATGAACTACACCGAATCTCTCGCGCTCGCTTTGCGGATACTGGCGGCAGATATTGCAGACGAAGCAGAACGTGCAGAGCATCCCTCCGTTCGTGAGGCAATAATCCAGGCGCATGGAAATGTGCTGCTTGCGGCAACGCAGCTTGAAAGTGCGTCGGAATATGCTGCGCGGCTTTTGAAGAACAAGGCGGAATAATGAAGACGACGCGGGCTATCAAAGAATACGTAGCCAAGCAGCCTGCTCGCGGGAGCTATAGAAGCGGGGTACACCCGCGAGTGGCCATTCAGTTTAACCGGGCGATGTTTTTAGAAATACAAAAGCGCGCGGCTGCTGCTGGAGCGCCATTTAGCGTAATCGTGCGCGAGCTGCTAGATAAGGCGTTGCAGCCATGAGCCGCGACCGTGACAACAGCGCTATCATAATCGAAATCCGCCAACACCTGCGGGACGTGCAGACGCTGGTGCGGAAACTGGCGTTGGCTAAGGGCATCGCGCGCAAGACGCGAACTCTCGTCCGGGACAGAATTACGCCCGATGACGTGGCGGCGCGATTGCGGGCAGGAGAAAGCCGCGGGCAGATCGCGCGGAGCTTGGGCGTCGGCCTGTCGGTGGTCAGCAGCCTTGCCGTGCAGGCCGGGCTGAAAGGCAGTTTCTGCGTAAAAACCGGCTTCCCCACGAAGGTTCATTCTCATAGCGCAGTAATGGAACGGCTCGCACAAGGCGAAACGCTGAAAGCTGTCGCGGCAACATTCGGTGTCAGCCGTGAGCGCATCCGCCAGATCGCACTGAAGCACGGGCGGACGCGGGAGGACGTCGAGCGTGTCTGCGCGCTACGGAAAGCCGCGCGGGAGATGCGGGAGAAGGGGCTGTCCTTCCCACTGATCGCGGCGGCACTCGGTGTATCCGCGGCGCAGGCACGGCGATTGGCTAAGGAGTTGCAGCAGGCATGAGCGCCCCCACGCACAGCCGGGACGTGCCGCTCGGCGAACACAAATACCGCGTGGTGATGGCCGGCATCCGGGTAGTCGCCGTCGCGGTATGGTCCCAGCGCGTGCATGGGTATCGCAACGGGCCACCGACGGATGCCGCATACCACTTTCGCCGCATCTGGACGGTGAAGCTGGGTCGCCCGCCTGGCCCCACGGTGCGGGCGGTGATCGAGGCGGCAAGAGGGGCGCCGCCATCGTAGCCGCCTGCCCATCCGCAAGGATCGAATAGTAGCATATAACCCAATCGTGGAGCGAAGGGAGCCCACCAATGACAACACCCGCAGAACGCGACTGGATCGACCTGGTCGACGCCCTTACGCTCGCATTAGGACTGTTGCGCAAACAGGCTGGCCATACCTCGGAGGAGCGGTACATGCTCACCCAGGCCATAGCCCGCCTCGCCGAAATGCGGCCAGCGCCCCGCGTGTGGACGAACGAGGTACAGGTATGATCCAGCTCAAGCTGTTCGCCTGTCGCCTGGAGGTACGGCTTCTTCCCCTGCTCGTAGCAGTTTGCACAAAGGGCATGCGCCGCAGTGGCGCCGTAGTACTCTGGCTTCAACGCGTAGACGAGAACGCCGGGCTCTCGCCGCGTCAATGTATAGCGCTGCTTGTCAGCATCCCAATTTTTAAGGCGAACCAACTCTTCTTCTTGGCCGCGTATCGTCTCAACCAACGCCGCCTGTTCATCGCGCGCGGCAGACAGCGCCTCAGTCACAGCTATCTGGGCGGCGATCAATTTTTCACGGAGTTTGATGACATCTTCGCTCGACTTCGCCGCACCCCGAAGAGAGGCGAGAGTCTTCACGGCCTCGGCGAGAGACTTAAGCGCATTGAGGCCCTGGCCAACCGCGACTAGATTAATGAGCATGTCCTTCGCCCCTGTGTGTCTCTACAACTACAGGGAAGCCGGCGCGCCCTCACTGGGTGCGGTCAAGCATAAAAGGTCAATATAAGAGGAGACTTCCCCTCTTAGCCGGTTCATGTTATGGGCGTGCGCCCGAGCCGTGAGGCCAGGGCGTAGAGGCCGCGTGACGTGTTCGCTAGGCTATATGGTCATGTGCCACCTTTACCCATGCCGTTGTCGCGGCATCTTCCATCGTCAGGCGTTAAGTTAATGAGGCTAGGCCGGGGGCGTCACTCCCCCCGGTTCCCCTTGCGGAGAACTTGGAGGAAGGCGGTAGCCGACACGCGGTTGCCATCTACTTCATGCACTACAACTTCGTGCGCATTCACCAGACCATGCGCTGCACCCCAGCGATGGCAGCTGGCGTCACCAAGCAGCTATGGGAGCTTGAGGACATGGTGAAGGTTCTGGAGGAATGGGAGGCGCGGGAAACGGCCTGAATCTACCGCTACAATTAAAGCGGCAACGGTATCTGCCTTATGCCGGGCCGGAGCTCAACAACGCGGATAACAGTATATTCGGTGCGCAACCCTGCCTCAGCTTGCTTCTGTACGACGCGCACATCACAGATCAAGATATCTCCTTTTGAAAAGGCGATCTGGTTTGCGTAGACCTTCGCTAAAAAATCAGCGTCTTCAATGGTGGCGCTTATAGCGCCTGTGCCATCGTTTAAACGCCATTTGTTGTCGTCTTTAAACGCCAGAGATATTATGGAGAAAGCCAAGCGTCTTACATCATCTATTATCGTAGCGTCCGCTAATTTAGGTTTAGAAATAGCGGAGCGGACGCGCTGCAGGGGGTGATGTGAAGTCAATAGGGCTCGGGCGAGTGTGGTTTTCATGGGTATCCTGTCCCAAAAAGAAACGCTATACAGTTCCAGTAAGTTACTGTATAGTGGCTCGGGCGGTTAGTTACCGCACTTCTTGGGGATAGGCTTGGGCGTTGACCGTGTATGAGCAGGAACGCTCACGGTCTTCAGCCCAGGCTCCATTGATCGGGGTTAGCTCCTGCTGGTGTGTTGTCGATGCCAGACAATATCCCCCCTTGATTTCCCTGTCAAGAAGGAATATGACGCCTCCATGAAAAATAATGATGTCCTCAAACTACTCGCCGCTGGCATCCGCAATGCCGGCTCGCTCCGCGCATGGTCGCGTGCGCACGACCTCTCGCCAGCCTACGTCTCCGGCGTAATGCGTGGCCGCTACCCACCCGCCGGCGCGATCCTGGCCGCACTCGGGCTTGAGCGAGAGGTGAATGTGGTGATCAGGCAGCGCAGAAGGGCCGTGTCATAAAAACCCCGGCGGCCCGTGTCGAAAACCGCCGGGGAGAGTTTCGCTCAAACGGCGCGCCGCGAGGCCGAAGAACGCCGGAGCCAGGCGCCAGGAGGTGGTCATAGCGCCCGTCCATAAGGAGCGCTCATTCGCGCTATACGTCAAGGCAATTCCGAGGAGATAGCCATGGCCGAGGACAGCACCGACCGCATCAATCGGCGGCGAGTGCTTCAACTCTATCGCCGCAATTTCTCGCTGGGTGTGGGTTCGGCAACTGATTTGGACAGCGGAACGAGAGGCGCACCTATTAGGGTATTCCGCCAATATACCGGCCTTGCGATGATGGGCGTGGGGGGAATTGTCCTCGTAGTATGCCTTTTCTACGGCGCATGTATGGCAATCCGCTATCATTGGTCCAAGCGATAATTCAGAGGAGCTAGTGGCATGGCCTACCGCGTCCCAGATCACGTCAAGTCCGAAGTGCGCCGCCTGTGGCTGACGGGTATGAGTACGATCAAGATCGGGCGGGAACTGAACATCAGCAAGAACGCCGTCGTCGGTATCCGCGCCCGCGAGGGACTTCCCGCCCGCCCCAGCCCGATCAAGAACGGCAACCACGGGAGGGCCGTCGCAGGGGCGCAAGCGGTCACGGTGGCGCGCGCCAAGTTCTCGCAGCTCTCAGGCCGCGGCGCCTCAGCCGAGCGCGATCGCCGGGCCAACATCAAGCCCCAGCCGCCAGGCCCCACCGTCTCGGCCTCGTTGACCTGCCAATACCCCCTCTGGGCCGACCGCCCAGCCGATCGCCTCCATCCCCAGTTCTGCGGCGCGCGGGCCCTTATCGGCCAGTCATGGTGCGCCGTCTGCCGCAAGCGGGTGTTCGGCAAAATGCGAGACCTGCGAGACGTAAGCCCGTGACCCAGAAATACGACGACTGGCTAGCGGAAGCCAAACTGCCACCAGAGAGCATCCGGCTTCGCTGGCTCGAGCGTCTCGAGGCCCTCCGCCTCGACTGGCGCACCGAGGTCGAGCTGGCACCCCACGAGCTGCGCTTCCGGCGCGAGATCGTCCGATGGATTATGTCCTCGCACGGTGCGTGCCGATCATTGCCGAGCGGATATGTTCTGCACTGCTGGCCAAATCTAAAAAATGAAGCTCGCATCGTCCTGATGCGGACGCGCTGAACTCAGGAGCAATATCAATGTCGAAGATCGCAATCCTCGCCCTCGTCGTTACCCTCGCCGGCGGCTGCACCACCATCGAGCAGGACGCGGCGCGCCGATGTGGACGCAACTACGAATGCCAGCAGCAATACCTCGCCCGCGAGCAGGCACGCATCGACAACGAAAATGCCATGCTTGGGGCGATCATCGTTGGCAACGGATTCCGCCACCAATCCCCGATTTTCGTCGGATGCACCACCAACGCCCTCGCCGTGAGCTGCATCGCGCAATGAAAAACGCAGAGGAGATGTCCAAGCTGCGGTTAGCCGCAGCGGAACCTGAAATCCACCAGATAACGCAGGACATAGCGCTCATCATCGAGGGGAGGCACTCCACCGCCACTATAATGGCGCTCGTGGATGTGCTCGCCGCGATCGTGTTCAAGACACAGTCGAATCCCCGCGCGCGCATGCAACTGGTGGGGTACATCTGTGGGGCTCTAAGCGAACGCATCGAGAACGCGTGAACATCCCCATGGCGCGTCTCTTCGCTCCGTTCGTAGCTCTCCACCTCGTCGGCTTCGCCGAGGCGCTCGACGCCCTCGTGGCGACCGCCTGTCCACCGCCCCACCTGATACCCGATCGGCTCGACGTCGAGCGCGTGCTGGCCGCCGCGCTCGCGCGCGAGATCGAGGCATGCCCGCCGGAACTGCTGGCAAAGTATCAGCGCCACGCCGCCGTTTGCGCACGGGGGGTAGCCAGCGTCCGCGAACGGGGCGATAGTCACCGACCTGTCATGCAAACCCCCGCCGAGTGAGGGCGGGGGCGTAGCAGGAGCGGGGCCGGCGGACCGGATTTAGCCGCATGTGGTGAGGTTGCAGCCCCACATGTAGCGAAATCCTCCGCAATGTCAATGCATAGGAGGATTCGTGCCCGACGATCCATTCACGCTCCGACCATACCAGCACGAAGGCGTCGGCGCCCTGCGCGCGGCATTCGCGGCCGGGCACAAAGCCCCGCTTTATGTGCTGCCCACAGGCGGAGGCAAGACACGAATCTTTTCCTACATTGTCCACGGCGCGGCATCGAAGAACAATACAGTTGTAATACTCGCTCATCGAGCGGAAATATGCGACCAGATTAGCGTAGCACTATTCAGTCTAGGCGTCGTCCACGGGCGCATCTCCCCCCATCACGCCGCAACCAACGACCCCGTACAGGTTGGGATGGCGCAGACCGTCGGCCGCAGGCTGCATAAATTGCAGCCACCCTCTTTGCTCGTGCTCGATGAAGCCCACCATGCGGTTGCTGGGACATGGAAGAAAATACGCGCAGCGTGGAGCGACGCAAAGGTTCTCGGCGTCACCGCCACGCCGGAGCGGCTCGACGGGCGTGGACTCGGAGATGTGTTCGATGCGCTCGTGCAGGGTCCGTCGATGTACGAATTGATCCAGGGCGGGTTTCTATCGCCGTTCACCTATCTGGCCCCGAAAGCGTCACCAATTCTAACAGGCGTCCACACCGTGGGGGGTGATTACGACGCCGCAGAACTCGAGGTCGTCATGAACCAGCGCACCATCACGGGCGACGTAATTGACCACTATCGCGAGCATCTCGACGGCCGCCCCGCCATCGCATTCTGCGCAACTGTAAAACACGCGCAGGACGTGGCCGCGCAATTCTCAGAATCCGGCTATCACGCCGCGTCGATCGACGGCTCCATGGACAAATCGGAGCGGCAGACGCGCCTGACCGGCATCGGCAACGGGCGGTTAAACGTCCTAACGTCCTGCGCGCTCATCTCCGAGGGAGTGGACGTGCCAGCAGTTGCGGCGGCGATCTTGCTCCGCCCCACGCAATCGCTGTCCGTCTATCTGCAACAGCTCGGCCGATGCCTACGACCAAAGCCAGATGGAGGCCGCGCCGTTATCCTCGATCACGTTGGAAATGTTGGGCGACACGGCCTGCCGGATGAGGGGCGCACATGGTCGCTGACGGGCAAAAAGCGAAAACCGAAGGAGCCGTCTCTCAAAACGTGTGAGTTATGCTATCAGGTATTTCCCTCCGCCACCGCGAAAGCAGCGTGCGAGGAGCAGGGATGCGGCAATCCTCCTGAGGGCGCGGCTGAACCCTGGCACCGTGAAGACTGCCCTATCCTGGCCGCCACAGGCGCCTCAGCCGGCGCACCTGAGGAGGTTGATGGCACGCTCACCGAGGTCGTCGATCCATGGCTATGGCTGCGCCCGTCCGGCATCGACCCTGCCCGCGCTGTGCGCGCGGAGTTTCGCGCTCTCGTGGCGCTCGCCGACACGGCGGAGAAACTGCGCATGGTTGCCCGCGTACGAGGCTACCATCCCAACTGGGTGCGGCACGTGTTGGCGTCGCGGCGATGAGCGAATCCGCAGTTGTCAATGCGGTTCTGCTGGCGGTCTGCAACCTGCCTGGCTCGTTGATGTACCGCAACAACACTGGCAAGCTGCGCGACGCGCGCGGGCGATGGGTGACATTCGGCCTCATTGGATCGGGGGATATTATGGGAACCTATCATGGGCGCGCGGTGGCGATCGAGTGCAAGACACCGCGTGGTGCGTTGCGTCAATCGCAAAGGCGCTTCCGCGACGCCTGGGAGGCCGCTGGGGGCGTGTATATCCTCGCGCGCTCGCCTGCCGATGCACTCTCAGCCCTGGAGCGGCTGTCATGAGCGAGCTTTTGGACGAGCCTCCGGAATACGACCCGCTCGAGCATCCGGGCGCCCAAGTGATCCAGCACCCCAATGCCAGGCAGGGAGGATTGCCGGAAACCGCCGACGAAGCGTTGGCGCTTAAATTCACTGCCCGGCACGGTGACAAGCTGCGTTACGTCAAACTCTGGGACAAATGGCTGCATTGGAACGGGCAGCGGTGGGAATTCGATGCTACCCATCTGGTGCTGTCATTCGCTCGCGAGTTGTGCCGCACCGAGGCGGCGCGGATCATATCGCCGATTGCGGCCAAGGCGGTAGGGAGCGCCCGCGCCGTCAAGGCGGTTGAGTTCCTCGCCCGCGCGGATCGCACCCATGCCGCCACGACCGACCAATGGGACGCCCAGCCGTGGCTACTCGGCACGCCGGAGGGGACCGTCGATCTCCGGACGGGCATTCACGGCCCTGCCATTCAGCAGACCTACATCCGCCGGCAGACTGCCGTCGTTCCCGCCCCGCCCGGCACTCCAGCGCCAATCTGGTCAGCATTCCTAACTGAGGCTACGCAAGGCGACGAGGCTCTGCAAGGATTCATCCAACGGCTCTGCGGTTATCTCCTGACCGGCGCGGTCAACGAAGAGATCCTGACGTTTGTTTACGGCCCAGGCGGTGCCGGCAAAGGCGTTGTGCTCTCCACCATCAGCCGCATCCTCGGTGATTACGCGGTAGCGGTTCCGATCGAGGTATTCACTGCCTCGAGCCGCATCAACCTCGAATATTACCGGGCGAAAATGGATGGCGTCCGGCTCGTGACCGCTAGCGAAACCGAAGCCCAGACCACCTGGGCCGAGTCGGCCATCAAAGAACTGACGGGAAACGAAACCCCCATCTCGGGCCGCCATCCCTACGGCGAGCCATTCACATTCCGCCCGCAATTCAAAATTGTGCTCGTTGGCAATCACGCCCCTCGCCTCAAAGGCCGATCGGCAGCCATGGAACGCAGGCTTCGCGTCATCCCATTCAGCCACGTAGTCGATACTCCTGACCTCGACCTCAAAGAAAAAATGGCCTCCGAATATCCCGCCATACTCCGCTGGATGATCGACGGGTGCCGGGCCTGGAAGGCAAATGGCCTCGGGATCTGCCCAGCCGTAGCAGCCGCAACAGGATCGTATTTTGAGACACAGGACGGTTTCCGTAACTGGATAGACGAGAGATGCATCCTAGACCCGCACCTCCAGCTCGCACCCTCAATACTCCTCGCAGACTTCAATGCTTGGGCAAAAGCCAGCGGGGAAGAGGCTATGAACGCAATGGATTTTGCGGAATTAATGGACAGAATGCAAGGTGTAAGGAGAATGAAGACAGACGGGGGGCGAGTCGTGCGGGGAATTGGACTGAAAGCTGATAAACAGAGAGAAACTTACTGAAAAAGCTAATGAATGTGAGAAGATACATTGCAGGAGCGTATATAAAGGGCCTAGTCAAAGGCACGGAAACAGCACTAAGAATCTATGACGAAAGGTTAAGAAATTGCCCGCAACCCGCTGAAAACCCACAGGAAAGAAACTGGAAACAACGCTGCTCCGGAAAGACAGGGGCAATGCAGGGCCGTCCCTTGCCGGAACTCCCTATACGCGCGCGCGTACACGCGCATAACGGAACTTTCGGAAAACCCCGGCCAACCCGTCCCCGTGGCTCTTTTCGTCCGGATGCGTAACGGTGTCCGGATTTCGGACAATCCTTATTTTTAGACTGAGTGTGGTAACAGGGTACTCATTGTGTGGTAACAGGATACTCTTGACCGCCTCAACCAAACCAGCGCAAGGTCCCCGGCCATGCAGACAGCCACGGCTCGGAAACGTCGCGCACGTCCACCGATCGCAGCGCTACGCGATACAGCCCCACCGCAGCGCTGGCAGCACGGTCAGGAGGTCGAGCCATCAACCGCACCGCACATACCGGCACGCGTCTCCAGCGGTCTTGAGGCGCTCCGTAGGGCCAACGCCGTGGGCAATGCAGAGGAACAGGCCGCAGTGCGCTTCACGGCAGACTACCTCGTTGGCATCGAGGGCGTGCGCCTGCGCGTTGCTGCCGTTCGCTCCGGCCGGGCCGATGCGCACGACGTGGCCCTGGCACGTGTGGCAGCTGTCAGCCGCCACCGGCAGGTTGCCGACGCGCTAGGCCCTGTGCTAACCGGGTGGCTGGTGTCGTTCCTGGTCTACGATATGTCGTTCGTCGCGATGGCGGCGCTGGCGCTGGTCGATCGCCGCGAGATGAAGGGAAGTATGGTGACGTTGCTGACAATGCTGTCGAGGGTTTACGAGCAGCTCGATGATGGTCGGCCTGGCCGGTCGGTGGTGCTGGCGTTGCCGTGACGGGCAATATGGCGGAGGGGCCCTCCGCCTAATATCCGCAAAAATCAGCCATTGTTACGGAATGGCTGGTGCCGTCCCACCTTCTGTCCCATTTTCCTTTTTGTGCTGCACCCCTAAAATAGCTGTTGACAATGCCCGCTGGATGCGGCATAAGGTGGGCGTGCCGAGGGAATGGCCCCGGCGGAATGAGGGATTACCCCGATGATACAGACAACTCGCTACTTCATCGAAGTGTGGAACGGCGGCGAGCTTATCGTCACGCAGTTTCTGTTGGCTGACGGCGTTACGGGCGCGCAGCAGGAATTGGAATACGTGCATGGTCTGCCTTGTCGCATCGTGGCGGAGGGTTGACCAATGCCTTCATACACCGAAGGTCGCGAGGCTCGCAGGAACGGGCAGCCTGCCACCGCTAACCCCTATGCGGAAGGAACGCCGATGCATCGTAACTGGCGTGAGGGATGGCAGGAAAGCGATGCTATCCTGCGTGCCCTGGAGCCGTATCAGTCATGACCCCCACCGCGCGCCGCGCCTGCCTCGATGTCCTCGGGTGGACGCAGCGCGGCTTTGCCCGGCTGATCGGCTACGACGAGAGCACTGTCCGCCGCTGGTTCCGCGCCGGCTACGATCCGCCTGCGTGGCTCGATCCGTGGCTGGAGCGGCACGCGGAGAGGATGCGGAGTGATCCGCCGCCGCCGTTGGTCAAGCGGCCTCCGGGCAGGCCGCCGCGGTCTGCCATGGCTGCGCCGTGATTACCATCCAGCTCGGCACTGTCCCGGCGCGCGGCACGTCCGCGCCCTGGGATACGGCATCCGCCACAGTCGATGGCCACGCCTACAGCGCACAATCCCGCTCTTCAGCCGTGTGCAAGCTCTGTCGGCTACTCCGAGACGCCGGAGTGCCTGACCAGCCATGGATGGCCCTTACGCAGAACGGCACGCCCAGCATGAGAGGGCGGTCCATCTATGCCATGGCGGGTCGCAGCATCAGCGAGGGCGATCGGGCTGGGTTACAGTGGACGAAGCACCGCGCTGATTGGGGGAGCGCGCGAGATGGTTGTTGACGGCTGTCCCAGCGGGTGATACAAAGTTGCTATTGTTCCGTAATTGCGTCAGCGCAGCCCCGGTCGGATGTAACCGCAAGGCGGGCTGAACATCCCGATTGCCTGTGGCAGACACTCAGGGACGCCGGGCGATCGGGATGAATCCTTCACCAGCATCACGGAGATCCTAATGGCCCAGCCCCCGATGGCAGCAGCGGCAGCCGATCCCACGGCTGCGGCCGATACCGGCCCCGACATGACCGACATGGGGGATGATACCGCTCCCGACACCGGTGAGTCCGAGGAGAGCGATGTCCTGGTGACGATCGCTCGGGATCCTGCCGGTGGGTATCTGGTGTATGCCGGTGACGAGCCGGAGGAGGATGAGGGCGGCGCTGAGGACGAGGGTGCAGAGGGCAATGGCGAGGCTGGGGCGGGCGCTGGGGCGGGTATGGCGTCTGGCGGTGGTGCAGAGGCGGGTCAGCACGCGGACAGCGTGGGCGCGGCTCTTAAGGCTGCCATGGACATCCTGCAGGAGTCGGAGAATTCGGCTGGTGCTCCGGGGAGCAGTGAGGACCAGTTTGCGGCTGGGTTTGCGGGGGGCGCGGCACCGGCGCCTGCGGCTGGTCCGACGCGCATGAAGCATCCTCCTGGGTTGGCGGCGTAAGATGGCCCCCCCTGTATCGCAGGCACAGCGTGGTGCCATGGCAGCGGCGGCTGCTGGCAAGTCTACGTTGGGGATCCCGGCCAAGGTTGGGAAGGAGTTTGAGGCTTCGGACAAGGGCGGGAAGCTGCCGGCGGTAGCGAAGCCGAAGGGTGGCGGTGGCTGGAGGTCGGCGCGGAAGCCTGGGTGGAACGCGGGGTGACGCTACCGGCTGAGACGGAAGGCCTGAGCGATTACTCGGTAGAGATCCGGGTAAGGAACGCGCGGATTCTGGGTTTGATGCGTCGTGCTGGGATGGCTTCTGTTTCCGAGTTGTCGCGGAAGAGCGGTGTTTCCGCTAATTCTATCGGGGATTTGGTCAATCTGCGTGTAACACCGATCAACAAGTTCACTGGCGGCTACCGGGATCAGATATGGCGGTTGGCTGAGGCGTTGTATTGTCACCCGGACGACATGTTCACGGATCGCCAGCGGACGACATTCATGGCGAGCAATCGTCGGTGCGTTGAGATGGCTGAGGCTGAGATAGAGCAGCGTATGGCGGCGCTGGAGACGATGGCTCCGGACGAGCATGTATTGCAGATTGAGCGGCGTGCTGTGGTTGATGAGGCGATGTTAACGAGGCTGGCACCACGGCAGCGGCGGGTGATTGAGTTACGGTATGGGATCGGCGGCGGCGAGGAGCTGACGTATGATCAGATCTCTGAATTGATTGGTGTGAGCAAGGAGCGGGTTCGGCAGATTGAGATGGGTGCGTTGCGGCGGTTGCACCGTCCATTGCGTGTGCTTGCTGAGCAGATGTTGCCCCAGGTCAGGGGAAAGCCTAATTGGCAGGAGTGGCGGCCGCATGTCTGACGCCGCGGATTGGGAAGTTTGCACCGGGGGTAGGGATGGCGGCTCCGAGGAAGGCTGAGCGGGAGCGGTTGGCCAAGGCCGGGAAGGCGCAGCGGAGCAGCGCGCCTGGTGCGGCTCGAGGCAGCTATCCGACTGACACGAAGAAGCGTGCGCGCGCGGCGAAGTCGTATGCGTCGGCTGCGGTGAATGCTGGCCGGATGTCTGTAGCGACGGAGCGTGGGATTGACCGTCGGGCGGATGCGAGGTTGGGGAAGCAGCCCGGGCTGATCAACCGATGAGGCGTCGGCCGCCACGATCGGCGGAGCGCCAGGCTCTGCACCAGAAGGTTGAGCGGATTAGTGGCAACAGCCCTGCTGCGGCGCTGGCGCGGTATCGGGCGTTTGCGGAGGCGTATCTGACGAACGGTCAGAACGCGACGCTAGCGGCGGAACAGGCAGGATATAGGGGGAAGCGTGTTACCTATGCGGCGTGGAAGCTGGTGCGTCATCCGAAGGTAGCGGCGATCATCGAGGCTCGTGCTCGGGAGGTATCTGAGGCGGCTGCGATGAGCACCGAGAATTGGGCTCGTCATTTGCGGGCGGTGGCGTTTGCGGATGTGGGTGACTTGTATGGGCCGGACGGGAAGTTGCTACCGATACCGGAGTTACCGGCGCATGTG